CCGCCTTTCTTAAATGCAACGTAAGGTCTAACTGTAGAAGCATACTTTACAATAATAGGATCATGAATAGATTGAATAGGCTCAATCTCTACCTTTCCACTCGGATCAAATTTTGCCAATAAATTTGCTGCTGCTTTTGCATTAGGAGAACCGAATTTATTGTTTCCTGTTGAAGCTTCAAGAACAACATATTTACTAAACAATGTATTTGCTTCTGTATTCTGATTGATATAGGATGCAAGCATATCGGATAATTCTTTATTGCCTTTATCCTTTTCCTGAAAATCAATTACTTCAGCAGATGTATCTCCTGCCTTTGATTTTTGATTTAAAACAGTAGCAGATTCCCTTGACATTAATGTTGTCATATTATCTTCAATACTTTGAACCAATCCAACAGCAAACTTTTTCTCATTACCCATTTCTGAAAGAGCGGCTTTTACAATCGCGATTGCTTCTTTCTTTTCGGCAGATGCTAACTGAGATCCGCCTGCTTTCTTTAAACTAATCTTTTCTTTAAAATCTGAAGAGGCAAGATCGGTCTTTGGTGTTTTATTCTTTGCTCCTGCTTCTTTCCAAATAGGTCCAAGATCAACAGAACCAATACCACGACCTGTCTGTACTAATTGTCTTGCGGATAAACCAGAATTAAAGTTCTTGGCAATTGCGTATGCCTGTTCAGAATACTTATCCCAAAACTTCTGTGCAACCTCTTCGGTTGCTGGATCTGTTGATTGATTGTTTAAATTATTATAAGCATAAACAATAAGATCTTCCCATTCTGCACCAGAAGGAATTCCTCCTCCTTCTTTATAATGAGTAAAGGCGGATGCCTTGTAGGACAATCCACCTCTTATATGAATAACTTTGCCGTCAGGACCTTTAAGGAATTTTTCGTATTCTGAACCTTCTTTGCCAACAACAGCCGCAACTTTTTGGCCAGGACCAACAATTTCAAATACATCTCCTTTGTTGTATCCTAACTTGCCTAGTTCAGCAAAGTCGGAGCCTTTCCAAGAAACCTTATGCCCAACGACATAATCTGGTTTCATTATCGAAGCTTCAGAAATAAATGATTTGAACTTTCGCATGGATTACCTATTATAAATCTAATTACTAGTTATTTATACAGACAAAACTATCTGAGTTCTACATCACCAAAAACATTCCTGCCTTTCTTTTTATTTAATCGTAATCCTATATCGGTCTTATCAAATATAGGACCGTCGTCATAACTCTGATTCTTTTTTCCAGAACCGCCACCTCCAGGACCGTCAAGATTTATATTGTTCTGAGCAGATTCCTCAAGCTCATAAATCTTCATCTTGGATCTGTCAATACCGACTAGGAATCTTCGATAATAACTAATGTCTCCCCAACGATTCTTCAATTGTTTAATCATCAACTGATTCATTTCGTCAAGGTATTCTGAACTAACAAGACCGAAGATTGCATCGGCAGTATGAGTGATACCCATAGATTCAGAAGTATTAGTCAAATCAACATCAGAGTTTCCATAAGCATCCCTGTTATATTGAGAAGAAGTAACGATTGCACAATTATATTCCATTGCCAATCCACGAACTTCTTCAGCAATTGATTTAACCAAAGTATAACTGTTGGCGGCCGCCGAACCTCGAACACGAGACGATGAACAAATGTTTAAGTAATCAAGAAAGATAACATCAGGACTGAAGTTCTTTTTGAGTTTTAATTCGTTCAACAAATGACGGAAGTGACCGCTATGTGCAGATCCTGTTGGAAATTCTTTGATGACCAACTTACCTGTTGTTTTTGTTTTATATCTTGCCATTCGTTTTTCGTAAACATCTCTTGGAACTTCAACAACTTCATCAAGTGTAATATCCATAATGTTTGCGTCAATACGACGACCGATTTCTTCAGCAGCCATTTCCATTGTAATATACAGAACATTCTTTCCATACATTAAATGATTTGCTGCCATGTGGCATTTAAGTAAAGATTTACCACCGCCTGTTGTTGCCAACAAGACCGTCATAGATTTACGAGGTATGCCACCTTTAGTAATTTTGTTTAGGATTTCAATATCAAATGGAATCCGTTCTTCTTTACGATGATAGTGTTCATAACGTTCATCAATATCTTCAAGAAAGTCATGACCTACCGATTGGTCAAAGCTAATACCTAAACTATCAGATAACAGCCTAGGTATTTCGCCTTTACCAAGTTGAGAGTCCTGACCATCGAGAATAAGAATGGATTTACGAATAGAATTATATAAATCTTTATCTTGACAAAACTTTTCAGTTTCATCAATTAAGAATTCTATTTGTGTATTTTTATCAATAGAGATATCATCAACAAATGAATGTACTCCTTGATAAGTTTCTTCATTCAGATCCTTACGATGGTCAACGGCTATTTTTAAAGCTTCAACAGAAGGCGGCTCCTTGTACTTTTCAAGGTACTCGGAAGCCGTTTCAAATACTTTACGAAGAACTGTATCATCAAAGTAATCGGATTTCAGATAAGGGTATACCTTTCGGCAATAATCCTCATTCAGTATCAGATTCGATAAGATCGTCTTCTCGAGCATTTACTTCCTCCACCATTGTAAGCTTATATTTCTTTTCAATGAATTTATTGAACCTATTATCTTTAATTAAAGCTTCGAAGAAATCATCATCTTGTTCAATGTCTTTTCCTCTTCGCTTAGGTTCAATGATTTCACCTGTTTCTAGGTCGGTTGTATTATACCAACCTTGTGTTGCTTTTGTAATATGACCAGATTCAATCGCAAGGTCCATTAATGAACTCCACTTTTGAATACCAGAATCATACAATACGGTAAAAGGCAACTTAGCTTTTTCTTTAACATATCTTGACTTTTCAATATTGATAGTGAACTTGAAACCTGCCAAGTCAGTACCTTCTTTTTCCTGAGCCTTTGATATAATAAAGATTTGATTAGCTGAATAGTAAATACCTGTACCACCAGAAATAATATTCTTTGGGAACAAGCCGATTTCTTTGTATGTGTGGTTAACAGCAATACAAGGAATATCTTTTGTAGTCAGCTTTGGTGTAATGATACGGAACAATGACTTGAGTGCTTTTGCTCTTGACATATCAGCAACTGATTTTTCAGACATTGCATCTTCGACTTCTTTCTTCGAAGCCAAGTTACCGATTGAGTCAATCATCAAGAATACATTATCACCTTTACCTACTTCATCCAATCTTTTTACAATATCAAACTTTAATTGTTCAACATCTTCAATCGGAATATGAATTACCCTGTCAGTATCAATATCAAAAGATTCTAAATATTCTGGTGTAATACCGTATTCAGAATCATATAATAAAGCAACACCTTTTGGATATTTCTTTAGGTAAGCTTTCATACAGTATAGGCCGAGCAAAGTTTTAAAACTTTTTGATTCTCCTGCCACAACTGTAAGACCAGGAATAAGACCACCTTTCAACGAACCACTGAATGCAATATTTACAATAGGTAATTCTGTTTGAATAGGATCTTTATCCTGAAAGAATGCAGAGTTAGATAGAACAGCGGACTGTTTTATCGAACCTGCTTTTAACATTTTATCGAGTAAACTCATATTATTCTCCACTTAAAATAGCATACAACTTATCAGCGAACGCATCAAGTTTCTCATATCGGTTTGGCCAATAAATGTAATCCTTTTCTGGGTTTGCTTTTAAGTTATTTAATAAAGGAACAACTGCATCATAAATCAGTTGAGCCTTAGCTGCGTTTGCTTCAGCAGTTACAGAAGTAGTTTCGGCAACTTGCTTTGCTTCACGCACGACCTCTAATTCATCAGCATCAACAGCAGTAAAACCAAAATCAAAGTCAAGTATAGTGGTTTCTTTTTGTATAGACATATGTCCTCCGTAAAAAAGCAGGGTACCGAAATACCCTGCATGCCGTTATTATCCTCGTGCTAATTCCTTAAAGATACTAAGGTCATCATCATCGTCAACAGAAGAACCAACATTAGGTTCAGCTGTTTGCATCACAGGTTCCTCGACTTCATTAGAAAGATTACTCAAATCTAAATCATCAGCGGTTTCAGCAACCGGTGCAGAAGCAGTCGGTTCATCAGATTGTAAATCAAGTACACGATATAGTTTTGTTTTCAACTCGGCATATGATTTAAAATTGCTTGGATCAACTAAATCCTGAAGTGGGTGTTGTTGATTCCAAATTGATTCCAACTCAGCATCATCCTCGGATAGTGGACCTGCTGGGTCAAACTCTGATTTATCATAGTTAGGATAACCTTCAAACTGTCTGATCTTGAGACGGAAGTTTGCTCCTTCCCAAAGGTCAAACGGATTTACTGGTTCCTCATCTTCGAAAGTTGGATTCATAAGGTCATTCAACTTATCAAAGATTTTCTTACCGAATTGATAAAGGAATACTTTACCTTCGTTCTCAGGATTCCCTGGGTCTTTGACGATATAGACATTAGCAGTATACTTCAGCCTACGCTTTTGTTTACGTGCTTGTTCTTTATCAGCCTCAACACCACTGTTCCAAAGTTTAGAATTAAACTCAGAAACAGGATCATCCTGGTTCAAAGTGGTCAGAGAGTTTTCGATATACCATAGACCTGTAGGTCCTTGGAATCCATGATCCCAAATACGAACGAAAGGCATTTCTTCACCTTTAGGAGCAGGCAAGAAACGGATTACTGCGAATCCATTACCAGCTTTGTCTCTTGTTGGTTTCCAGAATTTCCCTGCGTTTGGGTCTTGGTATGATTTTGAAGAAATCTTTTCAAGTTGAGAGTTCAACTTATCAAGAGTCTTCGAACGATTCTTCTTCAGAGAAGAGAAGTCTGTTAGTGCCATAATTTTTCTCCTTAATATAGCGTTATATTGCGTTTTATTTAATGTCAAAACGATCTCGGACCATGTCCTTGAATCGCTGTTCATCATATTCGAGAAAGGGTTTATACTTTCGCGATTTGTTTATTATATCAAAAGATACGTGTTTGTCAACTACTTTTTCACTCCAGTACGAAAATATATTTGTAATGAAAGCTAAAATAGTAAACGTTTCAAGACTAATCTTCTTTTGTAATAACAGCGTCATTACTAAAGGATGTTGTCCATCTCTCGATATAAAGTTTTGCTTGTATTCATCGTTAAGATGAGCAAGCTCGGATTTAAAGATATAACCTAATGATTCTATCCTTTTCCTCCAATTCGTATATCTGGCTTCTCCTTCACTATCGAGTAAATCTCGAACCCAGATGTTTTTATTTATTAATAAATTACTTAAAATTAGTCCTTGAGGATCATCTTTTTTTGCCAATTTTGCGAATGAATATGCATCATTACGCGACATAAAGGTTTCGTAATTTGCACGAACCTTTCCATTGTATTTAAAGTAATCGTAATTGTCCGTTGTAAAATGTTTCTTTAATGCTAGAAATTTAACGTATGCGTTAAATGAATCATCACTTACTAAAGTCTGTGATATCTTGTGCATCTTCTTCCTTCTTCACCATCTTCAATGTAACTGCTTCAGTCCGTATCTTTTCTTTTAAGATAGATGACTTCTTAACAATTTGAGCAATCGTTTCTATTTCAATTCCGTTCTTTTCAGAGAAATGAACTAAAGCGTCAATATAGGGAACGCCTGCAGAAATATGTTTGCTTATCTCATGATGTATTTTATCTGGTGTTAAGGCAACAACGGACATATCAATATTTTCCTCGGATTCTTTTTTTGTCATTTATACCTTATATTATATACTAGATTGAGTGATATGTCAATAGTAAAATTAAAATAATGTAAATAAACCAATCCAACAGTTTCCTATTGAACTGTTCTATTATAACAAAGTTTTAATTAGATGTCAATCTATTTATTAAGCTAGGCGAAATTATATTTCTTCAAATAATACGTTTTCTACATATTGATTTTTACGTTCTTCTGATATACCCATTGCGAGTATTGAAGAATGAAGCATACGATTCATTTTTTGATTGCGGCAGTATTTGTTTTGTGCTTCTTTTGTGTCAAGATCTAATCCTCGACGATATACAGGATTTCCCATTTCCATACAATAAAAGGTTGCTAGGTTTAATGCCATTTGGCAAAGCTGATCTGTTTCTTCACCTTCTCTAATTGAACCTGCACCAACAATGTTTTCTGAAAATATTTCTTGAGCCCAATCTGGCATTTCTCTTGCTCTTGTCCAGGATAGTCCTTCTGTCTCTAATTTAAATTTAT